GCTAAAGCCTTTTTATTTGCAACCAAGGCAAAGTCTCTCTCCATGCTCCGCTCAAAAGGCCCCATGGCAGCAATGCAATCCCGTCCGTTGTAGTTTAATCCTACTGGAATGGAAAACATCCTGGACATTGTTTCTCCTTCGTTTCGTCTAGCCTAACCATGCGGCAGTTTGGCAAACGGTTTGTTTATCGGGTGGACGATGGGAAGGATGCCGTAAAATGCGGGGCGGGCTACCGCCCTTACAAGCTTCCTCGCACTCCTCGCAACCATGAATGGCTCCCAGGACAAGATGTGGTGTACGTACAACGTACGGCGGCAGGGTGGATGCCATCTTCCATTATTGGCACCATTGTTGGGTTTGATGAAAGCGGAAGATCTCGTAAAGCACAAGTACGGTGGCATTCAGCTACGGACATTGCTCCTACAATCAGTCTGCAGAGAATCAGACCCCTCGCTTTAATTCGTGAGTTATTCCGCCAAGATTGATCCGCTGATGGATGGCATCAGCATGGTGCGTCTCATTGATTGGATGGGCAGCTCTTTGGATATCGTTTGCGATGCCCGCCAGAGCTTTGACCAGACCAGTAGCGAATGGTCCGAAAAGGACCAGAAGCTTCTGAACTATCTAGTGCAACACAAGCACACTAGTCCATTTCGTGGCGTGGTCACCAAATGGCAAGTGAAGGCTCCGCTGTATGTTTGTCGGCAATGGTGGAAGCATGTAATTGGTGGCACGTTTGCCAATGACACGCTCGGATGGAACGAGAAAAGCTTTCGCTATTGCGAAGCAGACGATGACACTTATTACATGCCTCGTGAGTTCAGGCAGCAAAGCCTCAGTAACAAACAGGCCTCTAGTGGGCCCCTAGAGCCCACGATGAACCAGATGGCAATGCTTGAATATGCCAAGGCCTTAGAGCAGGCTAAGCAGGCTTACAGGGCACTTCTGACGTTCGGTGTGAGCAAGGAACAGGCACGAGGCATTCTCCCAACGAGCATGTACACCTCCTTCACTTGGACCTGCAGCTTGCAAGCGCTCCTCCATTTCATCTCCCTGCGAGATGAGGCTGGCAGTCAAGGGGAGATTCAGGCTTATGCTCAAGCCTTGAGCACGCTCGCTCGTCCATTGTTCAAGGAAGCTTTTGAAGCTTTCGACCTTCACCAATCCTCGTTCTAATCATGCACGATCCAGTTAATCACCCCCGTCACTACGCAAAAAATGGCGGCATTGAATGCATTGAGGCCATTGAAGCTTCAATGGATACAGACGACTTTCGTGGCTTTCTCAAAGGTAACGTTATTAAATATATGTGGCGCTATGAAGACAAGAATGGCCTAGAAGATTTAAAGAAAGCTGGCTGGTATCTTGATCTTCTTATTTTCTCCATGGAGAATGAACCGGAGCAGCACCCAGTAGAAGCTTTCGATGATCCTTCTATCGAATGTAAAGATGGCGTTTGCCCCATCCCTGGCATTCGTTACGACCTTCCCGGTAGGCAAGTCACGTTTGAACCAATTCAAGGCTAAGCCGCAGTAGCGCAAAGGCCCCATAAGGGGCCTTTTTCATGCTCAATTTTCTCATGAATGGGCAAAGCAAGCCCTTTCTTCTCACACCATTGCTCCAGATCCTTCTGATCAGTGTGGGCGCTAATAAAGCTATTGCAATACACCCACGCCATCACCAGTTCTTCACGCCTCTCGCTCCAGAAAGGCTGCACTCTCCACCATTCAAGAATGGGGGAGTTACCCTTGTGAAGATTGCAACTTTGACACGCTGGAAGCATGTTCCACTTACTGAAATGGGGGCCGCCTTTACTCTTCGGAACAATGTGATCAATAGTCAGTTTTTCTTTCCATTCGCCGCAATAAGCGCAGGCGCATTGGCCAAATGGCCCCCTCAAAAAATAGTCTTCAAAAATACTCTTACGAAATCTGCGTTTTGCGTCACCAGGGCGAAGTTCAATGAGAGAATGCAACAGCTCATCGGGACCATTCGCTCTAAGCATGGCACTATTAAATTGTCGTGACCACAATCTAACGCGAAACATTTGCCCGTGAATTTTGTAGAATATTTTTATTGACTGATGGCTATGGACAGTTTCAAGGACGGCCTTGCAAATTTTGTAGCCACCATCACGGCTGGCATGCTCCTATCAACTGGCGCCATGCTTATCGCAGTGGGCACACAACAGGCAAGAGTGGCTGTGCAAATTGAAACTGTCACAGAAAAACTCAGCACTCTCACTGACAAGATGGGAGAAATGGAAAGCAGAGTGCGGAATTTAGAGATTGAGCGCTAGGCTATTTACATAATTCCCTTGCATTGTTCATCATGAGCGGCGCAGAATGGTTTGTGGTTGGTGGCATTCTTATTGCTGCTGCTGATCAAATTCTTGATCGTTCCCCTTGGAAAAGCAATAACGTGCTGCAACTACTTCTCGAAGGTTTGAAAACTGTTTTTCGCGTGAAGGACTGAAGCCATGACGGCTTCCAATAGGGCATTCTGGGATACGTGCTACACCATTGCTCGTAGGCATGGTGCGCGTTTCCCAGAATTAGTGGCAGCACAATGTTGCCTAGAAAGTGGTTTTGGGAAGCACTTTTCTGGCACCTGGAATGCGCTTGGTTTAAAAGGCGATGGTACTAGGACCACCACGCAAGAGTGGTACGACGGTCAATGGGTGACAATCAAAGCAGGCTTCCTTGACTTTCCAAGTCTTTCTGCTTGCATTGAATATCTCATCACGCGATGGTATAAGGACTATCGTCAGTTCAAAGGCGTCAACAATGCGCCTAATCGTTACGCAGCGGCACGTATGCTCAAGGAGCAATCGTATGCCACTGATCCAGAATATCCTGCAAAGCTTTCAAAGCTTATGAAGGAATATGCCCCAGAAACCACACAATTTACAATGATTGGCCCTAAGAAACGTCCTCAAGATTTTGGCTTTAAAGCTGGTGATTCGCATTTAATTGTGAACGATGCAGTGGAAACCATGAAAGCTTTTTCCTATGAAGGAAAGCTTTTATGGGAAATTCCTTGCCTTGCCCGCGGACAATATAGTGATTTTGAATGGAAGATTACAAATTCAGACACGCCAGTGGGGGTATACGTGTTCGGAGAGGTATATAAAGACTACGAGCGTGTAGGCGATAAGCCTGCATATGATCGCACTCTAATGGCGTATGGCTGGTACACCTTCGACATGATTGACTTGGAGGGTCAAGAGCGGAATAATGGCAGAGCTGGTATCGCCTGTCATGGCGGTGGTAGCGCTAATGGCTGGCCAGGTGCATGGGCACCTAGTCAGCCCCTGGTTCCTACACATGGATGCATTCGCCTGAAAAATATTGACCTTCGTGACAAAATTCTTCCTCTTTACAAGAAAGGTAAAATATTTTGTTCGGTTTTCCAGGAAGGCTAATCAACGTGTTTCCATATTTTGCGCAAACGAACAGCGCTAATAACTGCTTGGCTTACTCCGTAGATCTTCGCTAAATCAACCTGCCTTTCATTGCTTGCACGTATGCATAGCACATCGACTTCAGTAAGTTTACTGGCAGGGTTCGCCGTGCCACAAAGCAAGGTTCCATGCTTAACTTTATCTGCTTCGTTTTCTGCTTTGGTGCCCCATGCCAAATTATCAAGCCTATTATTACTGGGATCGCCATCTAAATGCCTAGCTTCGCAATTATCTGGCCGTGGCCCCACAAAAGCCTCCAAGACTAGCCGATGAACAAGATGTTGCTTGTCCGGATTGCGCAAAAGAACTTTCTTGTATTTTCTGCTTTTTCCCGATGGTGATGGAGTGAAATAGCGAACCCCAGTTCTCCTGCGACCAGAATTAGCTCGGACCCATCGGTCTAAACTTCGCACCCGGCCAAGATTGCTTACCTCGTAAACCCCTTCGTATCCAACGACGGGGCGCCATTCTTCTATCATGGACATGATGCCTACCTCCCTTAGGTGTCCGTGGGCAGGGAATTGCAGTTCCGCTGCCTTTTTATCTTAGACGATGCTGAAGAAAATATGACTCGCGAAAGTTGGTTAAATGCTCTCTGTTATGAAGCAGGACTTTGGGCCGTCTCACGATGGCCCTCTCTTGCTTTTAATCCATGGTTCAAACTGCTCATAGCGCATTGTCGTAAAGACTGGGCAGAATGGAAAACCAAAATTGTGATGGAAAAAGTAGACGAACAGGCGGCAGTATTGGTGAAACAATGGGAAAAAGAAGAAAGAGAAACAAAAGCAAATGCATTAGCGGAAAAGGCCCGCTCCCTTTATCCCGAAGCGAAGGTGACGCCTCTTCCTGATGCCATCGTTCCGTCTGTTCTCATTGAAACAGCCCCACCAGCGGACGCTAGTGAGGCTGTAAAGGCGCTAGGAGGAGAGCTGCGAATTACCTATCGCTTGCCAGACCAAGGAGAGCCCTGAGGCGCTTCCATTTTGCAAGCTCCTTCTCGTGATAGTCCTCCCATGAGACGATGGCTTCACTAAGAGCCTTGCAGACCATGGCAGG